CTGTTAATGTTCCAGACGAACTCAAAGAAGAACCTGAAATTGAAGTTTCTCTTATACCAGAAGACATGCAGTCTCATTGTCATTATTGTTACAAAAAAATTCCCAAATCAGCAATATTTTGTGAGGAACACGCAACCGAGGAGAATCTTGCGATATTTGAAGCAACTCAAGAACTTCCTGTACACCCACGTGGTTGGTGGTCTTACGAAATCATTAAAGACTGGCTTAGCGGAGAAAGAAAAATTCTTCTTCGTGGACCAGCGGGAATGGGAAAGTCAATTCTTGAGGACATAATTGCTTACATGAACCTTACATTGTTTGATAATTCCTTCACTCTTATAGGCTCAATTTCAATGCCCATTGCAGTTCAACATATAGACAGGATACGACAGTGGGTTAATGATTCTCCTTTTCGTTCTCTCATAGTTTATGACAGTAAAGAACAAATTAAACTCAAAACAGGTTCACGAGTGTTAGCGATAGCACAGAACGAGAAAACTCGAGGTGGTTATCATCCAGATTTGATATTGTTGGATGAGCTTGCTCGTATACGACCTTCTGCTTATTACGGTTTGTTTTATCAGATGGGAAAATCCAAAGGTGCAACTGAGATAGGCGTTTCGACTCCTTTTGGAACTTCAGGTGTCTTTATGTCGCTTTGGTATTCGGGAACAGCAAGAACTCATTCGGTGAAACTTGAAGATTGTTGGTTTATCACCGAAGAAATGATAAGAGCTGCTCAAAAAGACATGTCTCCATCGTTTTTCGATCAGGTATTTAAAGCTGAATTTGTAGCAACCTCTAACAGGGTGATTCCAGATGAACAACTTCTTAATGCTATCACAGATGAAAGATCAAAACATATAGGAGAGACGGTAATGGGTCTTGACTTTGGGCGTAAGCGAGACCATACAGCATTGGTCGTTCTTAATGATAGGGGCGAAGTTATATACACTGAAATTTTGCCCCTCAAGATAACTTGGCGAGAACAATATGCTATAATACGTGATAGAGCGAAAAAATTTAATCCTGTCACGATATATGCAGATCAGACATCAATTGGTGACCCTATATTGGAAGAGCTTTCTGACCTTCCGATTGAACCCGTCTTAATGTCTAACGATAAATTAAAAAAGAAAATTATTGATAATTTAGTTTTGTGTTTTGCTTATAATTCGATTCACATACCTAAAGACGAACAAAAGTTGATAGATCAGCTTTCGGCTTTTGTATATTTAGACGATAACATGAGTAAGTGTGGTCCCGAAGGAGGAGCTCATGACGACCTTGTGGATGCCTTGGCTCTCGCCTCCTTGGGACTCGAACGACATATAGATGAAGAAGAAAATACTGACAGTTGGGGAGCGATTGGTGGAGAACGGTCGCTCGATGTGGAGGAAAGTCCTTGGACGATTGTATGGTGATCGGGATACAGACCCTTGGAATGTGGGTGCTCCGAGCAGTGAAGACGAGAGCGATGAGTCTTCCAGAACTTTTAAGACAACACACGCATTAGAGGTGGGTGGACCGTCCCAGGAAGATTGGGAATTATATTTAACAAGCCCTCCTGCGTTTGCAGCGGTTGAGGCTGTCACTTTTGCTGTTCTTTCCGCTGGTTTTGAAATTCATAGTGAGAGTGAGCAAATTAGAGAAAGATACACACGACGTTTTGATAAAGTGTTCCCAAAGCTTTATTCTGTCATGCGGGACGCCTTAGTGTTTGGTGATAGTTATTCGAGGATCCTCTTCGGGAGAGATAACCACTTTACTGATATTGAAGTCCTGTTTCCACTCAATGTAGTGATTCAAAACGGTAATTACTTTGTGCGAGAAGGTGGAAAACTTGTTCGTATTCCGAATATTTGGCACTTTCAAGCTATGGCTCGAACAGATTCCCCCTTTGGCATATCAATGATAGGCGTAGCAAGACAGCCTCTTAAGTGGAAGAAAGAGATCGACGAAAATGTTCACGAAGGTATTATAAGACATGGTTTTGCCAAATACCATATTCAGTGCCTCCCAGACAGACGAGGACTATATCCCGATGAGAATAAGCTCAAGGAATTGGAGAGAGAGTTTAGAAAGATTCATGTAGGACACGAGTTTGTTTCAACAGATAAAGTTAAAATTGACCCGATCGATACATCTGGATTTCCAGCTCTCCTCGATTATCTTCAGTATTACACAAGTCTTGCTGCAACTGGTTTAATGGTTCCGGCTGAGACACTCGGACAGGGTATAGCAACTTCGCAGTATGCAACTGCTAAGGTGAGAATGGAATTCTTCTTAAAAAATACCATTCCTTATTTCCAAAGAGTGTTGGAGTGTTCTATTAATGATAACCTTATGGGCGAAAAAGCCGAAGGAGCTATATTTAAATTAAACGAACCCAAAGAAATTTCGTATAAGACAGGATGATTCACGATACATATTTTCCTTTAGGACGAGAGAAGAAGGATATATTTCATGATAGGATTTTAGTTGAGAGTGGAGACCTCATTTATGATTCGACTTCTCAAGGTATTCCCATTTACATTCCGCCTAATGTCCTAAAGAATGCTCGTATCCCCAAAAGGCTACCATTTCAAATTTACCATAACGGTAAAGAGGTCGGAGAAGTTAAAAATGTTCGATGGGATGGTAAAGCTCTCAGAGGAGATATTCACGTTTATCCAAAGCACAATGAAGAAGTGATTAGAGAACTTCTGAATGGAAATCACGGTTTATCTGTGCGATTTTCTTCGATAGATGAAGATTTCAAAACTTACACTCTTATAAAAGATATGACGTTGGAGCACTTGGCTCTTGTTCCGGCTCCAGCGTCACCATCTGCAAGAATAGTATAAATTCTATTAAAAAATAAGGAGAGAAGGAGATGGGTGAATTAGCTGATAGGTTAAAAGAATACGTCGCTAAGGCGCAGTCACATGAACTCAGTGCGTCTGAGGACTTACGACGACTGACACAGAAAGCCTACTATAACGCTGTCATAGCTGGAGCTAAACGAAGAGAACTCATGAGAAAGATACTACCTGTTGTCAAAACAGATTCACATAGAGTGAGAGTATTTACATCTAACGCAAATGGATATGCTTCAAAGGGAGCTTATAAAGGAGAACCTCCTATCTTCCATCCTAAATACACAAGTATTGATGCAGTTACTGAGAAGGCTTGGACGCTTCCTCTGGCTCCAAAAGAATTAGTTGAAGATGCAGAGTTTGATTTGATAGAGAATGAAGTTTCTCTTGCTGGTATGCGATTGGAGAATACTCTCAATCAAGACGCTATTTCTGCATTGATAGATGGTGCTGATCATTCGGTGACATGTAGCATAGCGTCATCAGTAACGGGAATAAAAGATGCTTGTATTAAAGTTGCAGATTCTAAATTCACTCCTACCTGCTTGATTGCCAATCCGTACTTTTACTTTTCCAGCATGGCAACTGCGCAGTCTCCTATAATGTATAATGAAAAACAAGGCGGTCCTCTCAACATAAAATTTCTTGCTGTAACTTCAAACGGCAATGAAAACTGGGGATGGGAAAACGCAGGAGATGTTGGAGCGGTAGTCTTAGATGCTGAGATGGCAGGATTAATCCTCATGAAGGAAGATATAACGGTTAAGAAGTATTCTGATCCTCTTAATGATTTAAGAGGCGCAATATTGGAAATGAAATATAAAGTTGTGATAACAAAACCTAAAGCTATTTGTATAATTAAGCATAATTAGGAGAGGAAAATGCGAACGATAGCTCTGTTGATAACCCTCTTCGTGTTGTGTCTTGTTCCATTTTCTCAAGCGGCTCTGACTAGCACAGTTACTCTTAACGCAACAGATGTGTCTGGTGTTGATCACGTATTGTATTACATTGATTATCGGGAAGATTTAGACGAAGGGGTGATTTATGATTCACACAGCACTGCGGATTATGGTACAGTCCTATTTAAGCAAGAAACCATGAACACTGGAAACGCTATGATGGTGGCTACAAATTATTCTTATTTACGAGGACGAGCTTTGATTGCTGGTACGTCTTTAACTGAGAACATGGGTGGCGCTAACGTTTACAATACAAGCTATTCATTGGGTACGATAGGCTTAAAAGGTATATCATCGACCAAGCTTTCGGTGGTTTCCGCTTCGAGTGTATCTCCTTATGAATTAGATTACCAGTACAGTGTATCAGGAGAGGATGGAGGTGCAGGAATTGGTGCTGCTGAGGTGAGTAATACTGGAAAGACTTATGCGAAAACATCAATAAGAGGCGCTAAGCAATTCACATTAGCGGGTCAGTTGAGTTGGTCTGTACCTAAGCCTGCTGGTGCAATAGAAGTGCCAGATACTGGCATATCAAGTCTCTGTGTATGGGGACAGAAGAGTCCCGTCTATCCTATCTTTCCAGGAATAGGAGCGTAAGATGAATTCTCCTTTCCTTTCTATTTTTAATTTGGGAGCCGTTCCTTCTCCTTGGGATGAGAGGGACGTTATGTATGCAGCCCTTACGTCTAAGGAGAAACCAAAGGTTTTTAGCCTTAAAAAATACCAAGGTCCTGTAGTGAACCAAGGTTCTCGACAAATTTGTGTTCCATGTGCATTATGTGCAATTGTAGAATCCAAGCAGTTTTACAATACCGATTTATCGGAATGTTACATCTACAAGCGTCGTTCTTACAAAGGTGACGGCATGGTCTTGAGAAATGCTCTTAAGATAATGCAAAAAGAAGGCACTTGTCAAGAGATGTGCTTTCCACTCTCAACGTGTCAAGAGCGATGCAGCGAAAGTTCAATGGAGAAGAACGCTTTATCTTACAGAATAGGTCAATATCATAGAGTGTTCAATGACATCACTGGCACAATGTATACTCATAAACTGCCAGTGTTTGCAGCCGTTCCTGTATATGATAATTGGTCTTATGATGCTCGTATACTCATGCCTTCTGGTGAATTCTTAGGTTTTCACGCTATTACGATTGTAGGATATAACCTCACAAAGAAGTGTTATGAATTCAAAAATTCTTGGGGAACAGAATGGGGAAATGGGGGATACGGGGAGTTGCCTTTGAACTATCCGATAGCCGAAGCATGGATAGTTGAGCCGAGACTTGGGAATAATCACGATGATTTGCTTCCTGACGACATAACAATTAAAAATACGATATGCGGAATGTCCATATTTGGGCTTGGTATTGAACTCGAGATTACTGTTCCTTGGGACTGCATTGTAAGACCCAACTTTGGAATATTCCGATTTCCACGTATGCTTCACAAAGGCACGAATTCAGTGATGTTTAGAGTTCCATTTAAGAAAGGTTCACAGCCACTAAGTTTAACCTTTAAGCATAAGAA